ATCAAAGGTAATGTGGTGTTTAAACTTTTTATCCTCTTGCACAATTAAATGACGTAGCTTGGTGATTAAGTAGTTGCCAGAAAATCTTTGATCTTTAGTTTTCTTTTCCGTTGTTCCGGACGTATCAGGCAGATCTAATGTCACCACATCGCCCACAGCAAGGTAATTATCTCCATATACCATTACTCGAACAACGTTTTGATTGAACATTTTTGCAAATGCAAGGCGATACCCAACAAAGTCAGACACATAGCTATTTCCATTACTTGTATCTTTAGCAGAGAACATATAGTAAGACGATCCTTCTTTAGCATCATTAATTAGTTTATTACTGTTAGGAACAACAGCCTTCTTCTCGCCCGTTTCAAATTTAGTAACTTGCTTGTCTAGCTCAAACGTGCTTTCTTTAAATTCTTTGGTTTGTAAGTCAAATGAGCGAGACGTATTTTTAAACAATCCCCCGCTCACTTTGTCTATGGTATCAAATTTGGAAAGATGTTGAAATCTTTGAATATTTCTAAACGAAAAAGCTTCACGTTTTTTGTCGGTGTTTGTTGTTGGGGCATAGGTAAACAAACGAGAAGCAATAGTTCCCTTACCTTCCTCCAACAACCGCTCAATGGATGTAAAATTGAAACCGTGCTGATTTTCATAAAATACAAATACTCCACCAGAAGGACGTTTGGCAATTGCCCATTGTCTCAACATATCAACAGCCTCAAATGGACTTGAGCGGGGAATGGTAATTTTATAGAGGCCTCGCGTAGCCTCCACATTTATAGGTCTAGCTGTCTTAACTTCATTAGCAAGAACATCCAATACAATTTGATCTACCGTTGTGTTGTATGTTTTTTCTATTTGATTCTTACTATTAGTAAAATGCTCTTTTGTTACTGCTTTTAATGTATACATTGAAGCCTTACCAGTAACTGCTACTGACGTGCCTTCCACCGAAAACACTGTAAATTTGTAAGTTGTTATTTTATCGCGGCTTGGTGTAACAAAAGCAATTTCCAATTCTTCTTCGCCTATAATTGGAAAATCTTTAACAAGGTTAATTGAGTCCACCATGTTTATTTCAGCATACACGGTAGGTTCTTCCATATCTTCATATATGGAAATAGAAGCACATTGAGCTCGTATGTCAACTGTTGCGTTCTTAACGCCATTTATAAGCTTGACGCTAATTAGCTTTACGTCGCCTGCTTCGTATGTTTGACTCATAGTAAATCGTCTAATTCTTTCTCTACTTGATCCACATACATCTTATCTAAAAGTTTGATGTGGCGCTTTTGTTCGTTCAACTCATTCTCATAATCATATTGGGTTACATATGTCCAATATGACAATTCATTTAAGGATATTGGGGTTGATATAGTATTAATGATTGATAAAGCAGATGTTGTATTAGAAGATTTACCAATTACATTACCAACGCTTCCAGTCGTAACATTGAACGCTCCCAACACATTATTAACAATCAACGTCGTACCATCAAGCACTTGTCTAACAAAAGCTGTGCCTGTGATAGTCCCTGATGTTCTTTGATTAATTTGTTCGCCTACGACATATCCTGTAGTAGATGCTACAGCCAAATGTTGAGTTATGTTTGTTTCCACCGCATAGTCAATTTTGCTACGATCGTAACCAGCAACAACGCCAGTCACTCCTTGTACAGGCTTAAAGTATTTTTTAGAATAGCTTGGCAAAGCGTCATATGCTGCTGGTGTTAGACGTGTTTCATCCTCATACCAATTAACTCGCCAGAACAATATTGTTTCTGTTGCGCTTTCAATGCTACCATACTTCTTTACAATAAATTCTTTAAACTGACTATCATCGAGAGGCCAGTCATAATAAGGATCCATAATATCGTTGACCATATAGATCAACCAACTATAGCGAGCATCATCATAATAGTTGGCAGCAATAATGTCCGGACGCTCACCTTCTTCTATTGTGTAAGGATAATATACCGCACCAGTTCTCTTTGCAGCTTCAGTAAATTTTATCTTTGGGATTAGGTTTACTGCTAGCTGGCCATTATAACTTATAATTGGGAATTTAGTAAAAAAATTATACATTTTATTCTCTATTAATTACGTTACCGAGCGGATCTTGTACAATTGTAGCAGCTGGGGCAGAACGTGACGGTGTTGTCTTTGTCGGGTCAGTAGATATTGGAGTCGAAGGAATAGCTATACCAGACGGCTTATTGAATGCTTGGCCAAAACCTTGCGTTAGGTTACCGCCTCCCTCTACATCATTACGTGTCACCGGTTCAATCTCACCGAAGTCTAGTGTAATTTCTACTTCGGAAGGATACTTGCCGCCCTTAAAGAAAGAAGGAGTGCCTGAGGGAGCATAATTACAGCTCATTGATTTCAAGTAACAATTCTTGAACGAATAAGGCATATTGCGTGTTTGGAATTCAATAGTACACACATCAGGGAAGTTAAATAACAACCCTTTCTTTTCCGGAAGCATGCGTAACTTGAATTGGTAGATAATTTGTTTGAGCTGCTCTGCTTCCGCCTCCGAATTAGGAGAGCATCTAAATTTAAACGAGTGGCTTCTTAATTCTACACCTTGGAATGTCAAAGCTTGATATGGATTTAATACTGCCCCACCAGCTCTCATTGCCGCTGTGCCGGCTGCCGTGTCGCTAAGTCCTGTCATTGACCCCGCCACTGCTGCCAAGTTGCCAGGACTGGCCGCCATTTGGCCTGCCCGACGACCAATATCTTTCATGCTCTCGTCGGTTGCATTTCCTGAAACTTTATCTAACAATCCACTTTCTTGTAATATGCCAAGCGCTCCGAGTTGTTTATCGGCATACGAAACCCCATATCTTTCATTCAATTCGCCTGGCAGTGGCATAAAGATTGATACTTGCGGAAGTTCCTTTCTCGGAACGACTGGGTTGTTTTTATAATAAGAAAGGAACGTAAAACGAATGAAGTAATGACCAAGATCCAACGGATATTGCATCACATTACCTTTAATGCCAGTCATCTTGCCTTTCGTACCTTCAGGACGAATATCTTGCAGCTTCTTAGCAGCTCCTAATTTATCAACAAACTTAGATACAGTAGAAAATGCACCGAATTGATCCAGTGCGGCCTTCGCACCACCAATAGCAGACTGGCCTGCAGCTAATAAGTCAGAACCATATTTGCTAAGAACGCCTGTAGCTTCACTTATCGCGCCATTAAAATTGGATTGGATGCCAGTAGCGTTTGTTACGCTAGCATTTAGTTGTTGGGCGACTGTGTCTACATTCTTGAAGCTATTTGCATCGAGTGCCATGAATATTAAGCCTTTGTGTAATTTCTATTGTTAGTTTGTAGCATAAATATTTGCATGAGTTATAAAGGTTTCTTCAAACCCAAAAATCCTATCAAATATAAAGGTGATCCTACAAACATAGTCTATAGAAGTTTGTGGGAGTTTAAGCTCATGACCTATTTAGACGTCCATCCAGAAGTGGTTGAGTGGTCAAGCGAAGAGTTTTGCGTTCCATACAAATCTCCTGTAGATGGTAGGATACATCGCTATTTTCCTGATTTTAAAGTTAAAAAGAAAACAGCCACTGGGTTTGAAACAGTAGTAATTGAAGTAAAGCCAAAAGCTCAAGTCCTTCCTCCTGTTCCTAATACTGCTAAGAAGCCTACAAAAAGATACATTAGAGAAGTAATGACATACGGCATCAACGACGCTAAGTGGAAAGCAGCCAGAAAATTTTGCGAAGATAGAAAGTGGAAGTTTATGATTATGACCGAAATAGAACTAGGAATCAAATAATGGCGATCAAAGTCTTTGAAGCATTGCTAGCAAAAGCCCAAAAGGCAGGCGTACTGGCCCAACGGACCGTGGATGCCCGCACATGGTTGCAAGACGCTGCCTCCCGTACGAGGGTTGCAGACACCACACGTGTTATTCAACAAGGCGTTGCATCAACCCGGACAAGAAAGAATGTTGCTTCCGGTCAGTTGTTCTTGTTCAGATATGACGCTAAAACAAAAGACACCTTACCATACTATGATAAATTTCCCCTCGTATTCCCGTTCAGAAGGGTGAGTAACGGCTTTTACGGCATTAACATGCATTATCTGCCTCTAAACTTTCGGGCAATGTTAATGGACTCATTGTACGATAATATTAACAATGATGCTCAAGACGAAACAACCAAGCTTCGCATGACATACAACATATTAAGTGGGGCAGCAAAGTTCAGGTATTTTAAACCATGTGTAAAATACTACCTAAATAGCCATGTTGACTCACAATTAATTTACATAGAACCAAAAGAATGGGATGTGGCTTTGTTTCTCCCATTACACAAATTTAGCGGAGCTACCGCAACGACTGTATATAGAGATAGTCGTAAAACAATTGCAGGCAGATAATGGCAAAAATAGCAGATTTCTTTTCTACTGGTAGAAACGTTGCGGGGCAAGCCAATGCTATCCGCGAATTCCTGCCGAGTGAAATTGCAAACGGTATTGATTCTATTCTTGGCGGCAACATACTGCCGCTGGGACAGCGCAAAGGTATTAGTGGGTTTAGATCCACGATTAATAACTTAGGAGGGTTACAGCGTAGTAACCAGTTCTACGTTACAATTCCCAATCCAAGAATATTGCAAGGGGACATTGGTCCTATTACTCTTCCGTTTCTAACAGAGTCAGCAGTTCTACCGGGCGTGTCCCTAGCTACAAGCGAGATACGTCGTTATGGGTACGGGCCAACAGAGAAAAAACCATATGCCCCAGTGTTTACCGATCAGCAAATGACGTTCCTCGGGGACGGTTCAGGTGTTGTTCATAAGTTCTTCTATAAATGGATGAACGGCATTATTAAATATGATGAGTTTCCAAGAGGTCGTCCAGGGTACAACAACGTACGTCCTTTTGAAGTAGAGTTCAAACGCAACTATGCAGTAGACATTACAATATCATGTATAGATGAAATAGAAAAAAAGATTATTGAAGTTACATTATACGATGCATTCCCTATATTTGTTGGCGATGTAGCATTGAACTGGGCAGACAACGATTCGTTCGTTAGATTCCCTGTTACGTTCACATACTACAAGTGGAAGCGCACAGATATCAATATTAATATTGATGATCTACTAGGAGAAGACATTTCTCCAATACAGCGTATATTGAAGGCTGGCACTGCAATTCAAACATTGGCCAGAATCAAGAAGCCACAAAACATTAACGACATCACCAACGTTGTTAATAACAGCAAAACAGCTATAGGAAGCGTCGGCGGATTATTTTAAGGAGTTATTATGTCATTACCAAAACTGAGT